GCTGATAATTTGCAACCATCAGGCCGTTAGCGTCCGAACCATCGACAGATAAGCCGAACAAGTCAAAAAACCGCAGTCGATACGGGCGGCGGGTTTGCAAGAATTTGCGGCGCAAATAGCCCACGGCGCGGGTGAAATTGGCGGTGTTCGTGGTTCCCGTAGTGCCCCCGATGGGGATGGCAATGTAAACCGTGCCGTTTGAATAGAGGGCATCGGCAATCGCCATGATGTTTTTGTATTCGGTCTCGGCGGCAGCAATCGCCGTTGCCAACGTGGCCTGCTGGAACATGCCTTGGCCGGCCACGCTTGCGTTCGTGCCTAACGAAATGACCACATTGGCGTATGTTGACTTTGGCGCTTGGCTTTGCAATTTCGGCAACGCCGCCAAATGTTGGGCGCTGCTGGTGCCGTTGGCTGTGAAATTGTGCGTAAACACAAACGGCGCACCATTCCAACAATTGATGCTGTGAAGAAACGTGCTGTCTCGCTGGTGTTGCCACGGGATGGCGAGCCACGTTCTGCCAGACGTATATGACCCGTCTGCCATCGTTACGCCGGCCACGGTTGCTGAAGCCGTCAACGTGTTGTTGGTCGGCGCTGTCAACGCGGTTACTTCAGCATATGACATGACACAAGTGTCTAGCGTCGCCGAGTTCGCTGTGTCAATTAGCGTGAATTTATTGCCGGGAGCGATGTTATGGTTGGTGATTGTTAAAGACGCAACGCCAGCAGAAACGGTAAACGCGCTTAGGCTTCCCGAGTTGTTCGTCCAGCCCATTTGCAAATGGCTGTCGCCAATCAACAGCGTTCGCGGGTCGTAGGTGTTGCCCCCAATCGGCGCGGTGTACAACGCCCCGTCCGAACGCAGCGCAAGCCCGCCAGAATACGTCGCGGTCGACGGCACGCCGCCAGACGCGTCCACCGTCAGTGCGGCGCCCTGCATGGTTGTGTTAATGACTGGCATCACGCGTCCTCAAGTCGCCGGCGGGTTTGGCGCCGAATCATTTCGTTGATCGTCAAATCTTGCGGAAACCGTGGCGCAGCTGGTGCGCGCGGTTTCATTTCTTCGCGCCACACCAAGCACGCGTAGCGGAACGCGTCCGCGTAGTGGCTCGTCCAGTCGTGGCGCGGTCGGTCGCGGAAACATTTCTTGTCTTCGTCGAATTCGCGCTGGTACTGCTTCAAGGCGTCCAAGCCTTCCCGGCAGCGCTCGTCGAAGTACGCATCGGCCAGTGTTAGGCGCGCGGCCTGAATGCCGTCGACAAGTCCCAATTCGGGAACAATGCGCGGCTTCCAGCCCAAGGCTCGAAACTGCTCTTCAATGCTCCGGCCTGTTTGCAGCGACTTCGCCCTGGCGTCGTGCGGTAGCCACAGCCACTCGCCGTATTTCCACCGCTTGGCCTGCAGCACGTCGTTGTAATGCGCAATCGACATGCCGTTGCTGCTGTAGCAGTCGATGAGGCGCAGCTCGTCGCGCACCTGAAACCACCAAATGGCCGTGTCGTCTGAGTACCCAAGGTCGAACACCGCGTGAACCGGCAATGCGGGGTCGTACAGGTCGCGCTTCATGCGGCCCGACTGCTCGAGCTCGTAGAGCTCCTTGCCGAATATGGCGCCCGGCAATGCCGCGTCGAAGTCGCACTCCATTTCTTGGCGCCACGCGTCGTCAGTCAGTTCGGCGCGCAGGGCCTTGAGCTCGGCAGTGGGCAGCAGGCCGGACTCGCTGGCCTTTATCGTCGCTACGTACCAGTCGTCGCTCGCCTGCGCGTCGCGGTAGGTCTCCCAGAATGAGTTCCGGCCCTTTGGCGTGCCAATCACAATGGCCCAGCCGCTTTTGTCGGCCAGCGCCGGGCGGATAACGTAACCCCACACGCTGGGCTTCCAGTCGCCGTATTCGTCAGCCACCAGTCCGTCGAAACCAAGGCCGCGCAATGCGTCTGCATTGTCTGCGCCAAAAAGCTGAATGCGGGCGCCGTTCGCGAAGTCGACGCGCAGCTCGGCCTCGTTCACCTTCAAGTTCGGCAGCGGGCGACTGAAGGTCTTCAGGTAATCCCACGCCACGGCCTTGGCCTGGCGAAAGAACGGCGCGACGTACGCGAACCGCGCGCCGGCTTTAGCGGTGACCGCGCACTTGATCAACTCGTTAATGCAGGCGACCGTTTTGCCTGCGCGCCGGTGCGCCACCACTACAGCCCAGCGCTGCCTGCGGTTGTGCAGGCCGAGAAACGCGCGGCGTGGGCTGTAGGGGATCGTTACGACTCGCTGGGCGGCAGCCATGTCACAGCCAGCGGCCCGCCGCCGTCTCCGGTGACCTGCAGCGGAAGCACTTTCCCAACGAGTGTCATGAAGGCGGCCGGGTTTTCATCGGCCTGACGGGCCAGATAGTCGGCGCCGCCCTTTTGTGCGAGGGCCTCGAGGATCATGTCCTTCACGGCCTGCGTGCTTTTGTTGGGCGTGCCCTTTTGCCGCCCGCCGCGCCGCTCTCCGGGCGCGCTACCTTTTCCTGCCATTGCTGATCATTGCTGTTTCTGCAATGCCTCCATGCCGGGGTTGCCCAGCCCAGAAACAAAAAAGGCCTGTCTTTTCTGACAAGCCTTGTGCTTGGGGCATAGCTTCGCCCCGACGCCGAATTTATTCAGGTCGAGAATTTTTGCAAGCGCTTTCTGCGAGCCATTCGGCGGCTTCGTCGAGCAACGCGTAGAACCGCTGGCGGCTAAGCCCGAAACGCCGCGCGCTCACCACCGGTGCCTCGCGGGCAATGTAGAAGGCCAGGACGCAACGCCGGTTCGATAGCGGCAATCGGCGCACGAAGGACTCGACCAAGTCGGCGTCGTCTTCGTCCACTGCGGGGCGGGACTCGTCTGGCTCGATGCCTTCCCATGTGTCGCCGGCGTCAGCTCGGTACATTCGCGCGAAGGCGCAGGCCTTGGGATAGCCGGTCTTGCTGCTGTGGGCCAGCGACCAGTTGGCCCAGTTTTCAAAGCGCTCTTGCCCTCGCTCTATTTTTGCACTGGACATGCGGCCGCCTTGTCCAACGCATACCGGGCTTCGATCAAATGCTCGCGCGCTTTGTTGAGCCATGCCCGCTTTCTCTCCGAGTTTTTAATGTCGACCGACTTTTCCGCGACGTCCATCGAGACCTCGAGCAACATCCCCTGCCAGTCAAGCTCATCCATTTGCCGCCTCCAGACGCTTTTGCTGTTGGTGAGTCAAACAGGCCGACATGGCCTGCGCTGGTGTGTCGTGCATGCTCAGGTTCTGCGGCGCGCTCATGAGCCCCGGCCCCCAGTGCGCGATAGCCGCGGCCCATTTGTTACCCCGGCGCCAGACTTGGTAACGGCTGCGCGGCTTGTCGATTGCTTCCAACCATTTCGTGCCGTGCTTTTCCCAGCGAATCATTTCGACACCTCAAACCCAATGAGCAGCGCGAGGTAGTGCTGAGCCTTGCGCAGGTCTTCAATGCCGCCCTTGTCGCGCCAGCGGGTGACGTACTTGATGACGTTGCCCTCGAAGAACCCGAGGTCGTTGCGGTAGATGTATTCCGCCGGCTGAATGGCCAGCTTCTTGTAGTGGTCGCCGCCCACCTGTTCGTTTAGCGCGCTCATGCGTCGCCCAGGGCTTGGCGCCAGCCGGTGTCGAGCGCCGTGATTTGCACCTCGAGCTGCCCGCCGGCGACGCGCTCGGCGCGGTAAATGCTCAGGCTTTCGATCAAATTGTCGTTCTCAATCACGCCGGAGGCCTCGAGGCAGTCCAATACGCTCTTGAGCAGGTTGTCTAAATCGCGCTTGCGTCGATCGGGAGGAAACGCCGCAATGCGAACCTCAAGCGGAACTGCCAAGGCTTTGCGTGCGCGAGCCTGTGCCACTACAGCGTCCACGGCCTTGCGGTAGGCCCTGCCCGCTTCGCTTAGTAACGTCCGGCCGGCCAGCGGGCCTCTCGAGACGTGCCGGTAGTAGGTGTTAGCCGACGGCGGCCATGGCAGGGTTAACCGCATTTCAGCACCCCGGCGTCGAACAGGCGTTTCTGCGTTTTGAAAATGGCGACCATGAACCGCACGGCACGCTCCTCGTTGTTGCCCCCCGAATAGCCGTCGAGGTCGGTGTGGCAGCGGTGGCACAGATGCGCAGCGCAGAAGTCCCACGCTTTCTGCCCCATGCCTTTGCCAAGGGCGCTGCTGTACAGCCCGGAGTAGTGAGCCGCCACCACCGTGCCGTCGTCGTTACCGCACAGGGCGCACGACTGGCCCCGAGCCGCGTCAAGCAACTTTCGCGACTGCATGTTCTGCGTCCCAGCATTCAACAAACTCGATCAGCTCGGCCATTTCCTTTTTGCCCATGCGCGAGCTCCGCCGGTAAATCACGTCGAACCCTTGCCCGTCGAGGGCCGGCATGAACCTGGCGGGTGCGCCGCTGGCCCGCACAAACGCCGCAATGAACAGGCGCTTCCAGTCCTCAAGAGCAAGGCGCTGGCCGGCCCACACATGGCGGCGGGCAATGTCGGCCAACAGCGCGTGCAACTTCGCGTTTTGCGAGTTGTTGCGGGCCTCGAGGACAGCACCACAGTCGGGACAGCACTCAACGCTCACCGCACAGCTCCCGTTTTTTCGCCTTGGCTGCCGCCGCGCTCGCGAACCCACCGTGGGCCGACCGGCCGTGTTTCGTTTTTCGCCAGAGCAAGTAAATAAACTTGCCAGTCCAGCGCTCGCCGTCTTGATACTCGAACCTCTCGATTTCCCACGGCCCAGCGGTCATGAGCCATGGCTTTGTCCTCTCCCAACCATCAGAAACAGTTTCTGCAGTTCGCGGCGCGCTGTTTCCTGCGAGCTCTTCGGCGCCGGCAGCTGCGGCAGCGCGCGGTACATGCCCTCGTTTTCGCGCTTGCGGGGTTTGGCCATT